AGCAACTTAGATGAGCTTAAGAATCATTACGATGTAAGAGCTACATACGCTGATGAATTAGGTAAGGCACTTGCTAAAAAATACGATGAAAACGTAGCGAAAGTAATTTGTAATGCGAGTCGTGCATCATCAACATTAACAGGTGGCAATGGTGGAATAGTTTCTACTCTTGCTAATGGTAATACAGCTTCATCCGATGTAACTGGTGATGAGTTGGCTGGTGCTATCTATGATATCGCACAGGCATTTGATGAAAGAGACATCCCTCCAACAGATCGTTTCTGTGTACTACCACCTGCTGAGTACTACAAGTTAGCTGAATCAGCTACAAGAACAGTGGATGTTGACTTCAACCCAGGTGGCAATGGTTCATTTGCTTCAGGTCGTGTACAACAGATTGCAGGTATTCCTGTAATGATGAGTAACAACGTACCTCAATCAAACGTAGGATCCAACCCAAGTGGAGCTAACAATACCTATTCAGGTGATGATAGTAAAACTATTGGTCTTGTCTTCCATAAGTCTGCTGTTGGTACAGTTAAACTAATGGATATGACAACTGAGATCTCTGGTTCTGACTACGGAATCATGTATCAAGGTACATTGATGGTTGCTAAGTATGCTCTTGGTCATGGAATCCTAAGACCTGAGTGTGCAGCTACAATCAAGTTATCTGCTTCTTAACTTACATAAAAGGGTACTCAGCAATGGGTACTCTTTCTTTACACTTTGGAGATTACTATGGCTTACGGAAAAAAGAAAAAGAAAAAAATGGGTGGTAGGGAATCCCTTAAAATAAAAAAGTACTAAACCATGACTGTAGCTGCAACCACTGAACTAGAAAGCGTCAACATTATGTTGGCTGCTATAGGAGAAGCTCCTATTAACAGTCTTACAGGAACACTTCCAGTAGATGCTGTTACTGCTCAATCAACCCTTGCGGAGGTTAATAAGGAAGTGCAATCAGAAGGTTGGTCTTTCAATACTGAGATAGATGTCACTTTAACAAGAGATGGATCTAATCATGTTAATCTTTCAAACGACATATTAAGAGTTGATCCTAATATTCATCAGCACCCTACGATTGATGCAATACAACGAGCATTAAAGTTATATGACAGATTAAATAATAAATATGAATTTGATGAAGATCTTATTTGCACTGTTGTTTACTTTAGAGCTTTTACAGAAATACCAGAACCTGCAAGAAGATATATAACAATAAAAGGAGCAAGAGTTTTTGTTGATCGTTTAGTAGGAGATCAAGGCTTAAGAACTTATACAGAACAAGATGAAATAAGAGCTAGGGCTATACTAATGGAAACAGACTTAGCGAATGGAGATCATAATCTTCTTAGAGGAGATCCATCATTAACAAATGTCTTTAGTACTTATTCACCTGCAAACGCATTAATTAGATAGTTATGGCAATTGTATCCAGAGCAATACCAACTTTATTAAGAGGTGTCTCACAAGCCTCTGATAATACAAAACAAGCTGATCATGCTGACATACAGGATAATGCTGATAGCAATCCTGTCACAGGTCTTACAAAGCGTTCTGGAATACAATATGTAACTGATCTCAGTTCTTCTACTTTAGGTAATGTTCATATACAAACTATCAATAGAGATCTTAATGAAAGGTATATAGCAATATTTAGTAATGGTGATGTAAAAGTTTATGAACTTGATGGAACAGAAAAGACAGTAAATAAACCTGATGGAACAACGTACCTAAACACCTCTGATCCTAGAAGCGTAATAAAAACTGTTAGTGTCGCTGATTTTACCTTTGTTGTAAATACAAGCGTCACAACAGCGATGGATAGTGCTTTAAATGCTGGCCCTATATACAACGATGGCTCATCTGACATCAGTATTACTAATCAGGCAATAGTCTTTGTTAATCAAGTGTCAGCTAATACTGAGTACACCTTAGTAGTTGATGGTCGTACATCTAGTTTCAACTCTGGTACAACTAATATAAGAACTGACACTGTTGCAGATCAATTAGCTATTGGTTTGACAGGTAATGGTGCTGGGACTGAATCAGGAACTGCTTTGACAGCCGGTACAACTGGTAATACTTTTAATATTTCACGTAATGGATCAGTTATAAGAATATTTAAAAATAATAATTCAGATTTTAATATTCAAGTTAGCGATTCTCAAGGTAATTCTCAATTAACTTTAGTTAAAGATTCTATTCAAAGATTTACTGACCTCCCAACAGTTGCACCTAATGGCTATGTAGTAGAAGTTAAAGGAGATGATCAGACCGACTTTGATAATTATTACGTAAAATTTGTTACTAATAACACTACAGCAGACGGAACATTGGAAGAGGGTCAATGGGAAGAAACCGCAAAATTAGGTATAGAAAAAAAATTTGATTATAGCACAATGCCACATGTCTTAATAAGACAGGCAGATGGCAACTTTAGATTCGCAAGAGTAGATGGTGATGGTTATTACGTTCCTGAGAGACTTGCTTCGTACAGTCAATTTGAAAATACAGTAACTATCAATTCAAGTAATCATGGTTTAAGTACAAATGACAAAGCGATTATAGATTTTACTCCTCCTAATACTACCCCTACTTCTGCGCACCCTATTGATGGTGAATATACAGTCACAGTGATTAATACAAATGAATTTACAGTACAAAGGAATGAACTTAATAGTGTTGGTATCCCTGTTGGCTTTGCTGCAACTGGTACACTTTCTTATAGATTACCTACTTCTCAAATCTATACACTCCCACAATGGGGAGAAAGAACTGTTGGTGATTTAGATTCTGCACCTAATCCTTCTTTTATTGGTAGTAAAATTAATAACGTTTTCTTCTTCAGAAATAGACTTGGATTCTTATCTAATGATAATGTCATTTTATCCAGAGCAGCAGAGTTTTTTAACTTTTTTCCAGAGACTGTTTTATCTGTTATTGATAGTGAACCTATAGATGTGGCAGCTTCACATACTAAAGTAGCTATCCTTAGAACTGCTGTAACAATAGAACAAGAACTGGTTTTATTCTCTGATCAAACGCAATTTGTTCTTACTTCTTCAACAGATAACTTAACACCTAGATCAGCCAACGTAGTAGTCGTAACTGAATTTGAATCAGATGATGATGCACAACCTGTAGGTGCTGGTAGTAGTATTTATTATTTATCTAAAAGAGGATCTTTTGCTAACGTAAGAGAATATGTATATCAAAGAGATCTTGTCATAAGAGAGTCAAGCAATATTACCGTTCATGTACCGAGATTAATACCAAGTAATTTATTTAAGTTTGCAGTCTCTACAAGTGCAGATGTTTTGGTTTGTCTTGGTACAGATGAACCAAATAAGCTATACATCAACAGATGGTTATATGGTCAACAATATCAAAAGATACTAAACAGTTGGTCTACTTTTACTATTAATCCAAACAGATCTATTAAGAATGTTGATTTTATTGGTAGTGATTTGTTTTTAGTTATAGAAGAAGCAAGCGGTACAACATTAGAAAAAATACCTTTTGAAAATAATTTTACTGAACCTAATGCAGACTTTGAATATCGTCTAGATCATAAAGTTACTGAAGCTACTACAGGTGTATCTGTTGCATATAATGCCTCTAGTAATATTTCTACCTTTACTGTTCCTTATAGATTAAGAGCAAGTATGAATATTGTTGGTAGGTTTTTAGGTAGTGGAGAAACAAGCACTTTTGTAAACGCACAAGGAACAACAACTACGTTAAAACCAGGGCAAATTGTATCCACAACTAACACTACGGATGGTTCAACTTCTACAATTACAGCAACAGGAGATTATAGAAATAGTAAATTTATTATTGGTGAACCTTACGAAATGCACTATAGGTTTAGTCAGCAACGACTAACAGAAAGTCAAGGTGGTAGAAATTCTGGTGAAATCATTAGTGGTCGTTTACAACTACATCATTTTTATATCAAATTTGAAGATACAGGATTTTTTAAAGTAGAAGTTACACCAGATTTAAGAGACACTTCTACTCATAATTTTACTGGTGTATTGTTAGGTTCAAGTAGCAGCACTATTGGAACGGTAAATCTTGAGTCAGGATCATTTAAAGTACCTGTAATGAGCAGAGCAGATAGAGTTAATATCGATGTAAAGAACAATACATTTCTTCCTACAACATTGGCTAGTGCAGAATATGAAGCTATGTTCCATATGAGGAGTAGACGTATTTAATGGGACATCTAAGAAAAGCAAATTTAGAAGATCTAAAACATGTTGCTAAAAACATGAGAGAGATGGATAAGCTAGAAGCGTTCTATCAATCAGGACAAGAACCAAAACAAGCTCTTCAATTATCTTATATATGCAGCAGTATAAACATGGCAATAGCTGATGATAATGATGCTCCTATAGGTCTTTGTGGAGTGGTACAAGGTGGTGTTATATGGATGGTTGCTACTGATGAGTTGTTTAGTAATAAAAAATATAAAATACAACTAATAAGAAAAGGTCGAAAATGGGTTGATAGCCTATTGAAAAATTACAAAATCCTATATAATTTTGTATATGCAGAGAATGATACTGCTATCAAGTGGTTAAAGTCTCTTGGGTTTACTTTTATTCAATATCACGAACACTACGGTATGCAGGGTAAACCATTCTACGAATTTCTGAGGATCGCCTAAATGTGTGTTGCAGTCTTAGGATTAGGAAAAGCAGCAGGTGGATTGTTTCTTGGATCTTTGGGTCTTAATTTAGCTACTGGTTTAGCACAAAGATCAGCAGCACAAGCAGCAGCAGAGCAGACATATAGAAGCACTTTAATAACAAATGAATCTTTAGAGAGATCATCTGCATTACAACAAGAAGCTTTAGCTGCTGAATTAAAAGAGACCAAAGCGTCAAAAGCACAAGAAAAATTAGCAAAAACAATTCAAGGTTTAGAAGCTAAAGGTCGTATAAAAGCAGGTGAGCAAACTGGCATTACAACACAACTTCTTTTACAGAATGAAGAAAGGCAAACAGCAAATGAAAGAGAAGCTATTAATCAAACATTAGAATCTATAGGCAGACAATATGTAAGAAATCGTGAAGGTCTTATTGCTCAAAGAGATAATAGACGTAATCAATTACAAAGTAATATAAATCAAGCATATAACCAAATACCTTCATTAGGTTCTGTACTACTTAATGTAGCGACTCAAGGACTTACTACTTACGCACAACTATCATGACATCTAGTTTTAAAAGTACAGCTTTTCAATCAGCAGCTAGACCTGTTGATACCTTTGTCGCACAACCCTCTGTCTTACCAAAAACAGATGCAGAAGAATTAGCTGATGTTTTACAAACAATAAATCCTAATTTACAAAAATACATTGGAACTCGCCTTGAAAAAACTGTTGAAGAAAAAAAAGATAAAGCTTTTAAAATGGCTCTCGATACTGTTTTAGCTGATGGAACTATAGGGAAAGTTGCAGATGCGACTAGAAAACAAGATGGAGATAAAGCTGCTAGGCAATTAATAGGTGGTAATATTTTTGTTGATAGATTTTATAAACAATATATAGGTGAGTTATATGGTTCTCAATTAGACAGTAATGCTAAAGAAGCTTATCGTGACGCTGAAATAGATACATTTAATGCACAAGGAGAACCTATAAAAAGATCAATTAGATCATTTGCTCCAACTGATCCTGAGTTTATAGATTGGAGACAAAATTATTTTAAAGAGCAAACACAAAAAATACTTGATTTAGGTGGTGAAATTGATACAGCTAACTTTATTACTAATTTACAAACTTCAGTTGTTAACTTAAACAAACTTGCGAGAGAAGAACACAATGAATATAACGTAGAAAAAGTAAAAGATTTAAGTAATGATTATTTTAATAAAACAGCAAAAGATTGGTTTAATGGTAATAAAGAAAACGCACAACTTCATATTACAAATTTTATAAATGATACGAGAAAACTTGGATTGACAGGTAGTGATGCTAAAGAAATTTATACAGGACTTGTTGAAAATATTGCCAATATTGGTCAATATTATGTAACTACTGCTGATGTAAATGATTTAGATGAAGTCGATGATCTTATCATAGGCATTGGTCTATCTATACCTTATGGCAATAATGGTGGTAATTTAACACAACATCCAGAATGGCAAGAAAAAATAGAACCAGTATTAGAAAATTTAGAAGATGAACTTAATGAAGAGCTTACACAAGGACCAAAGATAGATAAAGCTAGAAGAAGAATTAAATTAGAAAACAAGTTAGTTGAAGTAAATAAATTACCTATTGATACAGAAGAACAACGAGCTATATATAAACAAAAAATAATTGAATTAAAAAATGACAGACAATTTAGTGATCTTAATGAGGTTTTTAAAACTAATAATTATCCATATATAGAAGATTTTTCTGCTGAAATTTTTAATATCAGAACAAATATGAGACTTAGAAATTATGAAGATAATGAAAGCCCTTTAGATCAGTTAGGACTAATAAAAAATAAGATTGTTGATCTAGGTATAACTGATGACGGAATATTAAGTGATTTAAATCAAGCAGCACAAATAGCAGAACAATATAAATCTATATATGATATTTTTGATACGAAATCACAACCATTATTTGATGACATAGATGCTTTTTACAGATCACAAGCTGGCTCGAAAGGTGGTTTTGGAAACGTAAATCTTGGTGGTGGAGTAAGCGTAAATCTTGGTGGTCTTGATAATGATTTGTATTTAGAAAAATATAACCTTGAACAAAAAATTGATAATGATTTTGAAGCTTGGATTAATGAAAATTTTTATAAAGAGATAGATGGTAAACAAATAGGTGGTCCTTCTAGTAGACAAATAAAAGATTGGTTAGATGACAAGAGAGATCAGATAGAAAAAAATAATTTTAAAATAGGCACAGATGAACCTGCTCCAAGTGAAGGTGATGGTACTTATGAAGTTAACGGAATAAAATATAGTGTTAAAACTGGCAAACCAATACTTGAAGAAAAACCATTAACTACAGAAGAAGCACCAGCTTTCGGTAATGATAAGTTTGAAGTTAAAGATGGTAATACTGAAGCGGGTTTCTTTAGTGGTGACTCACCTACGACTGTTACTGTTGAAGCAGGTGATACGTTAAGTCAATTAGCAGAAGAGTTTGGTGTACCATTACAAGCTTTTATGGAAGCAAATAATATAACTAATGCAGATTTGATAAGGGCAGGTCAAGAATTGGTTGTGCCAATGGTTGATATGACATCAGAAAAACCAATAATACAAAATATGCTACCAGAACCAGAATTAAATAAATTAAAACAACAGATAAAAATACAAACAGATAATGACCAGCCTTTAACAAAACAACAAATAAATAAATTATTAATTAATGCAGGTTTTACAGAAGAACAGGCAAAAGTAATGACAGCTATAGCTATGGCTGAATCAGCTAATAAAGCAAATGCTTTCTATGGTGGTACAGAAAAAGAGCCAGAAGAATCTTATGGTTTATTTCAAATAAATATGTTTAACTACAAAGGTATGGAACTAGGAAATGATAGAAGACCTAAACTAGGTATAGACAATAACAACGCTTTATATGATCCTGTACTTAATGCTCTAGCTGCTAAATTAGTGTTTGATGAAACACAAGCACAAAGAGGTAATGGTTATTTAGCTTGGGGAGTTTATTCTAAAGATGGTAAAACAGAAGACCCAAACGCTAGATACAAAAAATTTCTTGATTAACAATGACAGACTCTAACCTACAAAACACAGTACCAGAAGGAGCTTTTGGTATAGGATCAAAGAAAACTGATGACTTTACAAAGAATGAAAAATTAAGAACTACAGGCATACAAGACATACCAAATATGTTGATAAATGCTCTTACAAAGCAATCAGGCGGTATTGTTATGCCAAGTCAGATTACAGAGCAAACAGTTACCAACTTTCAAGAAGGTGTAGAAAATGTACCGCTTCTTAGAAAAGAAGACGAACAAACTGTAAGGGCTGGTTTAGCTGCTGGTTTTGATTTAACTGAAAATGCTATTAATTTTGCTGGTCGTGCAATCGGTGGTTTAAGTGGTAACAAATATACAGCTAAAGACTTTTTTGATAATGAAAAGTTAGGTGTCTATATACCTGAAGAAGATGAAAATAGTCTTAGTTACAACTTGACAAAACTAGGAGTGCAATATGGAATACCATATACAGCAGCCTTTAAATTTTTAGGTTCTATAGGTCTATCAAATTTTGTTTGGAAAGATGTATTAGCAGGTGGCACTACAGCATCAGTTTTCTTTGACACATTTGATAAAAATCTTTCTAATTATTTAGTCGATACTCCTTTAGTTGGACCAGTAGCAAAATTACTTGCAGCAGAATCAGAAGAAGAATCTAACGTAGCAAAAGAAACTATCAAGAAATTTATCGAAGGTGGTGTAACTGCAAAGATAGTAAATAAAACTTTTGACGCAGCTTTGAATCCTAAAAAAGTTGCAGATGCTTTTATAAATGTTGTTGACTCTTTTAAAAAATCACCACAAACTACAAAAAGATTAATTTTTAATTTACAACAATCAAAATTTAATAAGTTTTCTAATATAAGAAAATACAACTCAATGGATGAAGTTCTTAGAAATGGCGATGACTTAGTAGATGTAGCACCAGTAACAGATGATGTAGTAACAAAAACAGACGATATAGTTATAACTCCTAGAAAAAAAATAAGAAGTCAAAAAGGCAAGCAAAAGTTTCAAACAACTGATACACCTGTAGGTTTTGAAGGCAGAAACATGAATCTCTTTAGTGATGATCCTAAAGAAAAAGCAAAAATAAAAGCTGCTTACGACCAAGAATTAAATGAATATTATCCAAAATATAAGAATATAGTTACTGATGATATGTTGATTGAAGATGCAGATGATTTTTTAGAACCAGAGGTAATACAAGAATTAAAAGAATTTGCAGATAAATATGGTTATAAATTACCTGTTCTGATGGCTGCTTCGGTTAGACGTATCACTGGTGTTGCTGAAAATTTAAGTGATGGTGGTAAATTACTTAAAACATTACCTGTTAATTCAGAAGAAGCAAATATTTTAAAAAGAAAACTTGCAATACAAACAGTTAACTTTTATAGATTAATAACTGGTGATAGTAGGGCTGGTACTGTTGTAGCTAGAGCTTTAAGAGCAAGACAACTAGCAAATGCACCAAATCCAGTAACAGGTAAAACACCAGGTCAAATAACAGAAAGCAACATACAGGTAAAAAGAGCCGAAGAAGTAAAAGGTGGTGGATCAGAAGTTATACGAGATATAGCTAAAGATATTGATGATACCTTTCAGAATTTAGGTTTTACTCAAGACGATTTACTAAAAGCTTTAGAAGAAGATAATTTTGAAGGATTTGCTGATTTTGCAAGTAAACTAGCTGCTGCACATGGAGATCCGTTTGTTTTACAAAAATTTGTTAAAGAAAGTTTTAGAGGTAAATTATTAAAAATAAGTAACGAACAGTTTATAAATGGTATTCTTTCTAACCCTGCTACTCATGTTAGAAATACTATTGGTACTATGATTAATGTAATTAAAGGGCCAGCAGATTTATTAGCAGGTTCAATATCAAAAGAAGGTTTAGATCCTATTTTATTTAGAAGAGCAATGGCTGAGTTTGCCATGTTTAAACAAGCTCAAAGTGATGCTTTGAAATTAGCAGGTCAAGCTTTTAAAGATGAAAGAAATATTTTAGACAAATCAAGAATGATAGTTGATTCTGGTAACGACCCTACACAAAGATTTGCTATAGCAACACAAGGCGGTACTTATGACGGAGATGGTTTACAGAAAGTAAAAAGTGGTGAGATGAATATGGCACAATATATTAAAAAAGGTCTTGTACCAGATTTGTATAATGCTTTTGGAACTGCTACAAGAAGTCCTACAAGAGCTTTATTGGCAGAAGATGAATATAACAAACAGCTATCTTTTAGAATGTTTTTAAAGGGATCATTAGTTGAAGATGGTTTAAGAAGAGGTTTAAATGGTAAAGCTTTAGATGATTATGTTGATACAAGTTTTGAACTTGGTACAAGTTGGATTGCTAAAAAAGGAGAAGAACTAGACCTTGCTCTTAAAGGTATTTCTGAGTCTAAAGCTTTTATCGGATCAGAAGGAGAAGCAGTTGCAATAGGAGAAGATTTGTTTTTAAAAATAAGAGATGCTCTTGATTATGCTGCTGATCGTACATTTACTACCAGAATTGATAATAAATTTGTTAACGCATTTAAACATCCTGGATGGAAACCTTTAATACCTTTTATCAATACACCTTTGAATTTACAACAAACTTTGTTGAAAAATACTCCAATGGCAACCAAATTAACAAATAATTTTTTGTTGAAGGGAATGTTAGATACTCATAGAAAACAACTACAAAGCAGTAATCCTTCTGTTTCTGCAAGAGCTAGAGGTACAACTAGAGTAGGTGGTGGTATTTGGCTTAGTGCTATTGGTTTAAGTTTGCTTGCTAGTGATAAATTTGCAAAGATTGCTTTAGTTGATGGTAATGATCCCGATTGGAAAGAAGATAAATTAAGAAAGTATGCTGGCGATATTGGATATGCTTTAAGATTTTTAATAACTGACCCACTAACAAAAGAACCAGAACTTGGTCCAGATGGTCAACCTAAATACTATTTCTTTGATGTCGGTAGAATTGGTCTTGATCCAGTAAGTTCTATATTTAGAGCAGCAGGTTGGTGGGGTACTTATAGTAAATATTTAAGTGATGATGATCAAAAAAATGCAGCTTTAATAATGACAACTGCTTTAGCAAGAGATATTTTAAATATTCCAATGCTTGAAAACATACAAACACTTTTTGACATTATCGATAATAGACCTGATGCTTTACCAAACTTTATAGCAAACTATGGTAATTCTGCTCTTATACCTTTTGTATCTGCAAGAAGAGGTCTTTCAAAAAGAGAATATACAATTATTGATCCAAGATCAGGTAAAAAGTTAAAAGGATTTTTTAAACATGATAAATCAATTCAAAAAGGTGATTATATAAAAGAAGAAGTTAGAACAACTTTTGATGATGGAACTCCAATACCAGAGGATCACCCTGCGTATGGAACTTTAAAAAGACAAAAAGAAAAATTTCCTTTTGAATTTTTTACAAAGAAAGTAGTATTAAAAATGTTTAAAGAAATTGAAGCAAGTAATCCATTTAAAACAGATATACAACCAGAAAGACATTGGTTAACACATCAGTTTTTAGAATACCCAAAAAATCTTGGTCCTAACAGTGGTTTAAATCCTACTTATCATGGCACTTCTATGAATGATCCTGTTATAAGTTTAATGAGAAGAAGCAGATCAAAGATAAGTAAACCTTTAGCACATTTATTTAGAAAATCACCAGAAGGAGGTATTTTATTAGATTCAACTCAATATAGAACTTTTACAGATTTGATTGGATCAATTAAATTAAATGAAAATGGTATTGAAAGTGAAAAAGGTAAAACTGTTTATCAGAGATTATATCCGTTAGCAACAAATAAAAACATTTTAAAATTACTTGATTTTATTGATGAAGGAGAAGTTGATGAAGATTTTACTATTGACACAACAGCTTTACTAACAGATAGAATAAACACATCAAGAGATTTAAGAAGTGTGTTAAACAAGGTAATCAAACCATATATAGGTGCAGCAAAATTAAAACTGTTTCAGCTTGAAGATAATCAAGGAGGAGCTAAGTCTAAACTACCTGCATATCTTAAAGAAAAAAGAAGACAAGAGTTGCAGATACAAAATCGTAATTTAAGGTAAACTTACAATAACAAGGTAAAATCATGGCTACTAACACTGCTTCATCTTTTACAAACCACACAGGTAATGGCAGTGCTGGCCCTTTTACTATATCTTTTTCTTACCTTTCACAAGCAGAGGTAGATGTTACTGTCGGTGGTGTTTTAAAAACTATAAGTACTCATTACACATTTACAAGTGCAAATCAAATTACATTTACCAGTGGCAATGAACCAGCTAATGGTGTCGCTATACAATTTCAAAGAAATACTAATATTGGCTCTAAAAAAGTAGATTTTCAAGATGGTAGTGTTCTTACAGAAGCAGATTTAGATGCTAATTCAAATCAACTCTTGTTTAGTATGCAAGAGATTATTGATGGCGGTGGCGGTGGCGGTGGCAGCAGTGGAGGTTTTACAATAGATACAACTAATAAGGTTGATGGGTCTGTTGTTTACTATGACTCAAGTTCTGCTAAATTTAAAGCAGATTCAACAACTACTAAACTTACTATTGTCGATGGAGGCAGCTTTTGACCTATGGCTCAATTACGAATAAAAAGATCCACTGGATCTACAGCACCAAGCAGTTCTGCTCTAGCTAACGCAGAATTAGCATTTACTGAAAGTAATGAAATTCTCTTTCTTGGTAAAGGTACGAGTGGCAGTAATGCTGCTAGTGTAGTCAAAGTAGGAGGAGTAGGTGCTTTTTGTGATTTAGAAACTGCACAAACTATTGGTGGTGCAAAAACTTTTAGTAGTAACGTAATAGTTTCTGGTAACTTGACTGTAAATGGAACTACTACATCTGTCAGCACTACTAATACAACCGTCAGTGATAATATTCTTGAATTAAATAGTGGTGCTAGTGAGAATGGAAATGATTGTGGAATATTAATAGAAAGAGGTAGCACTGGAAATAATGCTTTTATTGGTTGGGATGAAAGTGCAGATCAATTTATAGTAGGAACAACAACAGCAACAGCAGACAGCACAGGTAATTTATCTATATCAACTGGTACATTACAAGCAAACGTTACAGGTAGTGCAGTTAGTTTAGCTAACAGTAGAAATATAGAATTAACTGGTGATGTCACTGGTAGTGCTTCTTTTAATGGAACTGCTAATGCTTCTATAGCAGCAACTATAGCTTCTGGTTCTGTAGAGAGGACAATGCTTAATCTTGTATCTACATCTTCTGATCCTGGTTTAACTGTTAAAGGTGATGGCACTACAGATGGATATTTGCAACTTAACTGTTCACAGAACTCTCATGGTATTAAATTAAAGTCTCCAGCTCATAGTGCAGGTGCAAGTTATACACTCACATTTCCAACTAGTGATGGTAGTGACAATCAGTTGTTAAAAACAGATGGATCAGGTGGCCTTGATTGGGTAACTCTTACAGGTGGTGCTGGTATTACAGTAACTAATCATGCAATCTCTGTGACAAACGATTCTATTACAGAGGCAATGTTAGATATACACAACTCTCCTACTGATGGATATATTCTTAAGTATGACAATACTAATGGGTTAGTATGGGAAGCAGCAGGTGCTGGTGGAGATGTAAACCAAAATGCTTTTTCTAACATTGCAGTATCTGGTCAAGATACAGTAGCTGCTGAGAGTGCTACTGACACAGCTACATTTGTAGGTGCTGGTGGGTTAACAATAACAACTAATGCTTCTAGTGATGAAATAACGTTTACTATTGGAACTTTAAATCAAAACACTACAGGAAACGCAGCAACAGCTACTACTGCCTCAACTGCCACAAACGTTAATGCTACTGCTAATAACTCAACAGATGAAACTGTATATTTAACATTTGTTGATGGTAATACAGGTTCTCAGGGAATAGAAACAGATACAGGTCTTTCTTACAATCCGTCTAGCGGTCTTTTAACAGTTGGAGTAATTGACGGGGGATCGTTCTAAATGTCTACAATAAAACACAAAAGAGGTACTGGCGATCCTAGTGCTTCAGATCTTGATGTTGGTGAATTAGGAATTAATACCACTGATGGTGGTGTTTTTACAAAAACAGATGGTGGGTCAGTTGTAGAGATTGGTGCAAATCAGACAGCTAGTGAAATAGTTGCATTAATAGCAGATCAAACTATTGCTCCGAATGTTATTCAAATGGCTGATAGTGAAAAAATTGAATTGGGAGATTCGCAAGATTTTAAACTATTTCATGACGGATATAACGCTTTTGTCCAAGACCTTGGAACTGGTCAATTACGGTTACATACAAGTGAGTTAAACGTAGTAACACCGTATCAAAATAGTATGATTAGAGCTACTCCAGCAGGCAGTATAAAGCTATATCATGCTGCTAGTAATACCACCAATGAATCTGATGCAGATGAGGCGGCTAAAATAAAATTAGAAACATCAAGTACAGGAATTACAGTTTCTGGAACTTGTGCAGCTACAACTTTTAGTGGTTCGGGAGCTTCTTTAACAAATATTCCTTCGGCTCAGTTAACTGGAGCATTACCAGCTATAGATGGATCCAATCTTACAGGCATATCAGGATCAGGTTTGTCCTCTGACTCTGACGGAAATACTATCGGAGGAACTAATGCTGGAGATGCAATCACAACAGCCAGTAATAATGTGATTTTGGGTTTGGATGCTGGTACAGATATAACTACTGCAAGTGAATGCGTTTTTATCGGAGCAGAGTCAGGTAAAGCAGTAACTATCAATGGTGCCAATGTGGGCGTAGGGTATAGGACTTTAAAATCTTTAAACAACACTGCTAATACGTCTGTGTCAAAAAAAAATGTTGCAATTGGAGATCGATGTTTAAAGAGTCAAACTACCGCAGATGAAAATGTGGGAGTAGGAGGAGAAACTTTAGAAAGTATAACTACTGGAAGTAAAAATACAGCACTAGGAACTTCTGCTGGAAATTTTATGACTACTGGTAATAGAAATGTTTTTTTGGGGCATAATGCTGCGGGTACTTATGGTTTTAATGGTAGTTATAATGTATGTATTGGCGCACAAGCTGCTCAAAGTCAAGCTTTAACTGGTAATAACAATATACTTATTGGATACGAATCAGTAGCTAGTGCAGCAACAGTATCTAACGAAATAACTTTAGGTAATTCAAACATTACCAAGTTTAGAGTTCCAGGTATAAATGTAGTCTTGAAAGATAACGGTAGTACACTAACGGAAGGAGACGTTTTAACAGTTGATGCCAATGGAGAAGCAGGGTTCGCTAGTGCATCAGGTGGTGGTGGTGTAACTGTACAAGATGAAGGATCAGCATTATCTACAACAGGAACTACATTAAACTTTGTTGGTGCTGGAGTCACAGCATCAGGTACAGGTGCGACAAAAACAATTACGATATCAGGTGGTGGTGGCAGTGGTTTGAGTCGTGCGCAATCAACTGCACTTGTGCTAATCTTTAATTAAGAGGTAAAATTATGACTGCTCCAAATATTGCTGGCTTATCAACTGTTACAGGGAAAAGTGTTGGACTTGCTGTAGATATTGCTTCTGCTGATCTCATTGCTAATGCTGCAAACAGTAATAAAGTTTTTAAAATTAATTCTTTAGTTGTATCTAATGTTGATGGATCAAGCACAGCTTCTTGTGAGGTGATTTTACAAAAAAGTGGTTCAAATAATTTTAATTTAGTAAAAAATATTGACGTACCAGCAGAAACTGCATTGATCGTTATTTCAAAAGAAACTCAAATTTATCTAGAAGAAAACGATAAAATTACAATTTCTGCAAGTGCTGGAGGCGATTTACACGCAATTTGTTCTTATGAGGAAATTAGCTAATGCGATATTACAATGGCAATTTAATTACTAATTCAGATAATAATCCAGATGTAGCTGAAGCAAGCGGCATTTTTAATTTAGAAGCACAACTTATACACAAAAAAGAGACTAGGTGGCCAGCAACACAAGAAACTTTTGTGGACCCCACATCAGGTTATGTTGAATTTAGTAGAAGGTTTATTGAAAGTAATATATATATGGGTAATTCTAATGATTATGATGGTGGATATGACGTAAGTGACATAAATGTACCATCTACTTTTAGTGGATCAGCAAGAATTTACATAGGTCATAAAGTTTCTATAGTTTCTGGTAGTACATTTTATGCAGATGTTGCTATTGCTTGTGTACAAATACTTAATAGTGCTGGAAATTCATTGTTAAAATCATGGAACTGGTCTAGTAGCAGTTCTTCTCCACATCAAAATTGGGAAAATCTTCAAAGTTTAACCCAAATTACGGGTACGCAAACACAAGGATTTCCAGAAACATTAGCAACTTCAGCAGCAAGAACATTTGGTGTAACTCTCAATAATAGCCACAATGAAAATAAATTTAGTTATTCTAGTAGTACAGGTTCTAGTAACACTGGTGCTGCTGATGGTATAAGCTCAGATTATTATGAAAATGGTGTGGATAATGGTATAGGAACAATATTACCCTCACCAGGAAATGCGGTTGTTTCTCAAGTATCAAACACAAGCTATATATATAGAGAAACAAGCGGTGCAGATCGTTATTCAGGTGTTGTTTGCAGAAGTCCAGCCTATACATTTTCTGGTAGTGAGATTATTCGCATTGCACATTGTATGCCGGGGCTTTCAACAGCACCAATGAATCCTAATGACACCCTTTATATAGGAGTAGCATAATGCTTTATTCATTTAACAAAGCAGAACCTAAAGAACTTCCATTTAAAATATATCTTTCTAACGGTAAAGTACGAACAGATCCCTCATCTTTTTCTGATGATGAAATAGCAGATGCTGGTTATGTATATGCTGGTTTTGCGCCAGCACATGATACAGCAACACAAAAAGCAACTTGGGATGGTACTGCATGGGTAATATCTAACAAAACCACAGAAGAATTACAAGCTGAAAAAGATGTACTATGGAAAGAAATTCGGGAACAACGTGATCAAAAAATAAATGAATTTGAATGGCGTATTTCACGTTATTTAAGTGAAACTCGTCAAGGTATAAATCCAACTACTGATACGATAAGTGATCTTGATAGTTATGTTCAGGATCTACGTAACATCACAAAACAAACAGACCCATCTAACATTACTTGGCCAACAATTCCAAGCTAATATGTAATTAAATTATTTAAAATATTAGTCATGGCTGAACTCACCGCAGAAGAAGTTGCAACTATCTTTACAAATGCTGGAGATAGTGTAACTGTAATAAACAACCTTGCAGCTTTGTCATCTCTTACAGATGAGCAGAAAGCAGAAATAGACAAAAATGTAAGACACCTTGAAATTATCAAGGCTTATAAAAAAGAAGATGGTACTACTAGTATTTGGACAACTGAAGACTTCACAGCACAAGATACTGCTGTTACACTAGGAAAAACAAAGATTTAATTTATGCCTAGAAAAACCACAGAAGAACTTCAACAAGAGCTTTTAACGTTACAAAAAAATTATCAAGAAGCTGTTCAAGTGCAAAATAATATTGCAAACAGAACTATAGAAATTAAAGCAGTTTTAGCTGACAGAGCAGAGGCGGAAATAAAACCAGCAAAAAAAAAATAAATTACGTTGATTATTTAACCAGACAATGTCCAGTGTGCGGAACGACTTTCGATACAATGGAACAAAGACGTATTTATTGCAGCAATGCTTGCAAGACAAAATCATGCAGATCTCGTAAAGCTGTTTAATTTTCTATGGACGATACCAAATATGACATAAGCTGGTGCTATACCTATAATTAGCAATAACATAAAAATTTTTAAATATATGCTAAATCGCATCTGTCAGATTTTAAGTATCATCTCATTTGTTATGGTAGCTTCCATGACTGCCACAGGCGTAATAGGTTACAGGTACTTAACATCTGAAAATTTTAAAAGCCGAGTTATGAATGAGATTCTTAGTAATGTACAAGGAATGATGCCTAAGGTGTTAGATCAGGGCTTGCCAAAAGTTACTGGCCCTTCAATAAAAATTCCTAATGGATTTTAAACGAACAACTAAAAGAATAAGAACAAGATTTATTGCTTACTTAGCTTTATTTCTATCATCTGTCACTTTTAGTTCTGGATTATTAGTTTTTTTGTATATGAAAAGTGCAGCGTTTGAATATCAGTTAGTAGGACAAGTAACAAAACATATTAATTGTGTTACTAAAAATGCCTACGATTAAAATACCTGAGATAAAAATACCGAAGATAGATATACCAGAAACACCCCTTGTACCAGAACACGTTTTAACAGGTAATATTCCAGGCTGTAATTTATATCACAGAGATTTAGAAATAACAAAAAATCCTAGTATTTTATACAACGACAGAAAAGCGTATATAACTTGTCCAGAAGGAGAGATGCCTTCATTCAATCCAATAGAATACGATCCACAGAAGTTTATTAAAACAGTAACTCCTACACAATCAGAACAACAAGCAATATACAAACCAACTATTGTGCCACCACCTAAAAAGAAAGTAGAAAACATAGAACCACCACCATGTCCTGATTTATCTCGTGTATTACCTGTAGGAAGTTTTACATCAGACTTAAGAACTGAAAGGATTATTGGTTATAAACGTGCTAAAAATGAAATAGATTGCTTGCCAATTCTTGAAAAAGTCACTTTCGTTAAATCGGTACTACCTACGCCTAGTGCTGCTCTTAATGTTGTTACTATTTCTTTGCTGGCTGCGAGTAGCCCAGCTATTTTGGCTCTTTTGAAAGGACTTTCTAAGACTGTTTTTAAAAAAGTTATTGGTCGTTTTCAAAAAAATAAAGTAGAATAAGTATCTGTAGATGAGCCTTACCACAGCCCGTGGCTTGTCTACTTTAATTTGTGAGTATGTGGGATAACTTGATTTGGAACAGTTGTTAAAACCACGTTACGGCAACTGACAGCATCTTCTCCTACATACTTAACACCAAGTTTCAGTTGCTCGGCACATATTTTAAGACGATTGAGATTGACCTCAAGCTTCTTAGCATCAAGCATAAACTCCTGATATTTTCTATAAGTTTGGGCTGCTTGTAAACATTCTTTGTTAAAACCTCCACCTCCAAGTGGGATCTGAAAACTAGCTGTTATTCCATAATTTAAGTTATATACTGTTTGATCTAATCGTTCTTGTTCTGCTACATATAAAATATGTCCGGGGTTTAAAAGTTGTCCAGTGTTATTATCCTTTGCTGTGTCATAAATATTAGTTCTTGATACTGTACTTCTTGGAAGGGAAAAATTTTCTCCTTTAGTGACAAAGGGAGTGATAGCCAAAGTAGGAAGTTGACATTGTATTCCGTTTGAAAATCTATGAGTAGGAAAGTTTCCATTTATTGTTTGATAGCCATTATTGATAACCGTTCCAGATGATGAAGCGGAAGGAGAACTTATAGTATTACTAGCATATACAGGACTTGTAAACAGTAGCCCTATTGGGAAAAGATACTTAAAGAAGTTGTTTGGGTTTCTATAGTTTGAGTTCTGTTTATTACCGATACTGCGTCTAATCCAGGGGCAAGAAAATTCTCGACTAAGCTGAAATCTGAACCTTCTGTCACTATGGTCCATTGAGGCTTGCTTGTTAATTCTGGTGTTACCCATTGAAAATTAACTGCTCCATTGCCTGTATTCTGACTTGTCGTATATGTCGCATCAGGTGAGATATATGAGTCTGTTTTAATATTATGGCCTTGAACTGTATATGAGAACCCAGTTCTGTAATTTTCAGTAACCACTGTCTCCTGTATTGTAGATACGCTACGACTAGAAGATTCCATTTGGCCTGTAGTAAAGCGAGGTGTGATACTTCCTGCATACGCACTAGGCATTGTAAGAAACAGGAATAGAAACCATCTCATTAATCAAGGCCAAGAGTGATAGTGGACTGAAGAGTTGCAGTTGTACCAGCACCCATATCAGCTAGGTTAACTGTCAATGCTTGACCACTATCTAATGTAATAGCTACAGAACCGGGGTCACCACCAGACACTACCGTATATGTTCCTAAAAGAGGCAAGGCACTTACACCATTTGTAACTGTCGCTGCGGTTGTACTTGTACTATCCGCTTGGAGATAGGTTTCACTCACTGAAAAAGCATCGCCAGAATTTACCACCGTAAAGCTAGTATCGTAATCAACAGTTGGAACACCGTTAGTAATACCAGCATCAGCTAGATCAAGGGAACCTATTAGATTAGCTGTATCGTTTGCCTTTGGCTGTACATTGCTCCCCGCAACACTTATTGATGCCGCAAGTCGCTCTGTTGTAGCACTCGCACCAAGAGTAGATACTGAAGCTACTGATTGAATACTATGTGTTATATCTGCATAAGCTGGTGCGGATACAAGAAAAATAAAAGGTAGTAGT